GTGAGTGTTACACCCTTGAGTATAGAGGTGTCTACTTTCTTATCAAGCAATTTATCCACCGTTATTTTTTCTTTCATTGTCCCATGAACAGTTTCTGGTGATATATTGTATTGCATGATAAGATGGGGATACAATGAGTTCAAGTCAAATGACATCACCCAATTGTGCATACCCACGATAGGGTCTTTCACATATGCACCCTCATACTTCTCAGCCTTAGTGTTTCTCTTCTTTTGTGGTATGACAATGTTCTTCTTACGAAGGTGATTGTATATGAGTATATCCCAATACTTCACCGAACCGAGTACATCTGTATAATTAACCTTTGCATCATAGGCCATAGTCAGACACAGTTCAATCAATTTTAATTTATCTTCAAGTCTGTCCACCAATTCCACGTCTGTTATATTATATTCTATAAATGATTGGAAGTCTTTCTTGTACCACTCTTTAAATGTTTCAAACGGATTGCCGTCCTTACGTTCACCCAACTCCACATATGCGATATGGTCTAGTCGATAACTCTCTTGATTGGTGTATGTAAACTTACGATACAAATCTAGGTAATCTAGAGCTGCAACACCTTGTATCTCATAGATTTGATGATCTCTACCTCTACTAAATACCGTCTTACTAAACACACTCTTCCAAGGCGATAGTCGTTTAACGTCTTTTTCACCAAATAGATTGTTGATACGATTGCAGATATAGGGAATATCAAAGAACTCTGTATTCCAACCTGTGATAATGTCTGGACAATTACCCTCCCAGAACAATAGAAAATCTTGAATTAGTTTGCCTTCAGTATCACATTCTACATAAGTCACGTCATCACGAGTGTTATTGAACTTACCAACACCCCATACCATAATCTCTTTAGTGTGATGGTCTTTGAGTGTGATAGAAATAAGAGGGTCTTCTGCTTTATGTGGGTCTGGGAAACCATTCTCACATTCTGTTTCAATGTCAATCGTAAAAATCTTTATGTGTTCTGTATCCCACTTGACAAAGTTTGGAAACTGGTCAGAAATATAACTGTATGCAAACATTGTTTGACCACAGGCTAAGTCTGGTTGACTAGAATACCCTTCCATCCATTCTTTTGCAGATTTAATAGAATTAAATAACATAGGTTTAACATATGCACCCTTCAGAGTCTTGAAGGGAGTAGGTTCTTGTGTAGCTGCATAGAGTGTAGGTTTATACTTAACTCTTCTAGGGTCTAATCTTTTACCATTCGCAACTTCACGAACGAGTAGACTATTACCCCATTGGGATATGTTTGTATAGAAATTCATAATAGTAATATACCATAATATAGAGTTGTTGTCAAGGAGTTATCGAGATTCTTTCATAAAAGATGGTATTCCTAGTTTTCCAAACGTAGGTGTCTTTGTCTGAAAATCCATAACATGCTGTGCGTCTTGTCTATTCTTATGTGTGGATATAACACTATTCGTTTGAGTCTCTATAACACAATAGCTTCTTTCGTTGTCAGTCTTAGTCTTTGATACTTCTACTTTAAACTTTGAATTGGGTTTTTTCATATTTTTTAGCCTTTGATTTAGTTCCGAAACTGGTCTGATCAAAGCCAGGTATATCTTTCTTTTGTCCATTATCGACTAACTCCTTCTGTGCATTATTTTCAACGTCATACAACCTCATCTTCGACCTATCAACCCCTATGACAAACCTCTTGTTTGCAGTAGGGTCATTATATCGGTTCTTTAGTTGTTTTACTAGTATCTGGTTTAGTCCATCCAATTCCTCATTACTAATGAGTGCAAACATAAAGTCTGCTGTGGCAGGTAAACCAAAACTTTCTGAAGTATCTTCTAGACCTACGTCTGAAGATACAAAGCCTGTACGAGTTGTCTGTGTTGCAGACATGAAGGGAACATTTGTTTCTACTGCTAATCCACGCAATTCTTCTGCAATTGCTTTTATATACATATAGGAATTAACATTCTGAGCGCCCTTGAATCTACTTGATGCACATATATTTAAATAATCAATAAATACGATATCTGGTTTAAACGATTTCTTAATCGCTAGTTCTTTAATCAAACCTCTGAAGTGAGAACTATTCGCACTTGCAGTAGGATATTCTTTTACGATAAGTTTACCAGATGTTTTCTTTGTAATCTTGGCAATCTTATCTTGAAACATTGTCTTTGGCAAATCATGTAAATCCTCCATAGAGATATTCATTAGATTTGCATCTATTCTTTCTGCAATCCTTTCTTCTGCCATCTCAAGAGTAATGTATAATACATTCTTACCTTGTGATAAACAGTTTGCAGCCACATGACACATGAACAGAGATTTTCCAACTCCTGTTCCTGCCAAACATATATTTAGGGTCTTTGGTGGTAGACCACCTTTTGTTATCCTGTTGAAGAATTCGAGGTCAAATGGTATCTTCTCTTCTACCTTGTGATAATAATCAAAACGAGTCTCACTATCGTCTAGGTAATCATGTCCAACACTTGAATCAAAAGACACACCAAGAGCCTCTGTGAGTATTTCTGGTATGGCTTCTGGTGTTCGTTCTTTATCATTACCATCTATAATTTTTATACCATCTACGATTGCATTGTATATAGCCTTGTCTTTGCAGAACTTCTCTGTTGTATCCACTAACCATTCAAAATCTACGTCTGAAGAATCAAGTGATTTGATAAGGGCAACAACCTTTTTATGTTCTATATCTGTTAAGTCTTCCCTACCCTCTAACTCTATCTCTAGAATAGTCTTTGTAGGTATCTTATTGTATTTGTCAACAAACTTTGTTATCTCTTCAAAGACAACCTTTTCTTCTCTTACACCAAAATAACTTTTTTTAATGAAGGGCAGCACCTTACGTGCATACCTCTCGTTTGATATAAGATTACTAAGAGTTGTATTTTCAATCGTTTGATTCAAGTTTGCTATCCTTTTCATGTTGTTCGTCTATTATATCTACAAGTATATCACCTATAAGAGTAGACCATTCGTCATTCGTGTCAAATTGAGCTCGTGATAATCCATTGTTGTCTAGTATATCAAACTTAAACTTGAAAGGCATATTACCAGTATCAGTTTCTTCACCAATAGAAATTTCACCGTATTTGTATACGACTCCTGCAAATTTACCACCCTTGATACCTATACATGTTTGGTCTTCTTTATCTGCTGTTAGATATACATATTTATCTTTAATCGACATTATTGTGTCCTCAATGTAAAGTCTATCGCAAGTCTTTTCTTGTCTGATAGAATGTTATCTGCTCGGTGTGGTATTCTTGGGTCAAACAATAAGAAGTCGCCTGGCTCTAAAGGAAATGTTTCCCCACCATGTGTAAATCCACCACCATCTGTTGCACAATCCCAATCATTATTTAATACACCAAGTAGTTTGACAATCTTTGTGTCTTTCAGAGCATCATTCTCATGGTCGGTATGGGTATTGTCTTCTCTGTGCCTATCCTTAATAGATATACCACATGATAACACCTCTAGAAGAAACGCTTTTGGTTCTTTCTCATAGATGTTAATAAGAAGACTCATTGCCATACCAGCCAATTGTGTATCCGTATTTTCCCCTCCAATGACATCAAGTTTTAGATGTTTTTTATCAAAGGGAGCTCCTGCTGGGTATTTCATATGCCACTTTTCACTCTGTTGTACTTGATACTTCATAAACTCTAGAAATAGTGGGGAACAACAATCGTTAATCGTCTTTATTATGGCCATACCTAAATTCCTTGTCAGAGGCAACCTCTAGTTTATCCATAATGTCTTTTGTGAAATACTTCTCTGGGTCATTCAATATAGACTTACCATACTGTTTAGTCCCATCAGGCATCTCATATCGTGTAGATACTTTCTTAAAGATTTCATACTTCTCTGCAAGTTCAAGTAGTCCGTAGTATTTGTCTAATCCTTTATCATAGGTCAGACGTACATCAACCATTTTGTTCTCTATGGTCAGACGACTCTTATGATTCTTACAATGTACAATGTTACCAACAACCTCTGTACCATCTTTCTCTTTCTTCTTAGATAGGAAGATAATAGAGGAAGCTGCATATTTCAATCCAGAACCACCACCCATTTCTTTGGTAGGGAACATAGAACCCATACTGTCGTAAGTATGATTGGTCACCACCATAGGAACTTTTGCTTTACCAAGTTTTAAAGTCAACACTCTAAATGCAGCCTTCAATACTTGAGCACGAGTCATATCTCTGGTTTCTTTACCATCACTTGTATCCTCTACTTCTTTGGTAGTAGATAACATACCTAATGAGTCTAGACATAGGAATAATGGTTTTCTTATGGATACGTCTTGTTCCATGTATTTGTCTAGTATCTTTAAAGCCTGTGTACGAAACTCTTGTACTGTTGTAACTGGTACAATCACCATTCTGTCTGGGTCAATACCTCTGTCTGTTACCATGTTCTTTGTAATGGCACTTTCACTCTCAAAGTATACAACACCAGCATCTGGATTTTTGTCAAGGAAGTTCTTTACAATACCCATAAGGAAGTACGTCTTACCTGTGGCACTTTCTCCTGCTATCGCAGTAATCTTATTTGCTGGTAAACCACCATGAATACTACCACTCAATAGAGCATTGAATATGTATGAACCAGTATCTATGAAACTTTCCACATCACCTGCTTCTACACCATCTGATACCAGAGCTGCATACTCATTACCAGTTGTCTTGATTATGTCTTTTAAAAAACTATTACTCATTCAATACTCCCATTATTTTTCACTCTGTCAGTTACTTGTTTGTCAATCAACCATTCATCATAAGAGGAATAGTCGTGTTTTTTTGGGTCTAGAATATAATCTATCTTAGACTCCATTCTAGTCAATCTGTCTAGTACTTCATCTTGTCTTGGTGTTCGCATCAATGTATTCTCCCTTTTGTGTATAGTATCATATTATAAGTATTTTGTCAAGGTATTAGTGTCCTGGCCCTAAATTAGTATTATATTTTATAGATTTATATTCTTCATCATAGGGATTGTAATATACAACCACAAAAGCCTTACATGAAGGACAACTAAGATTAGTCATCAATTTGTGGTCTTCATCATCTTCTAGGTCGGTATCTCCACCCCATATTAGTTGTGTGCTACAATTCCAACAGTTCATTATACATACACCATTTTATTTTTAATCATTTAATGTTTTCCCCTTTGATGCTTCATCTATCATTTGTTGTGTTGTGTATACAGCATTGAAGGATACACTACGTCTTTCTCCGTGTCCATCTATACTACGAAATGGGTACACTTGATGAGGTTGCATACCAGCAAATATATAGAGTTCCCCTACCTTTGGATTGACATTACAATTACTTAAACAATAACGTCTATCTGCACCACTATTGTTTGTAAAGACAAGTGAGCCGTCATCTGTACGTTGCTTATGAGGTCTTGTCGTGTCCTTCTTATCTTTCTTGTATTCTGGTATCTTTAGATATAAAACACCTGATACTGCAGCTGCTGGGTGCGTATGTATTGGATTGTATTCACCATCTTTTTGGGATACTGTCCACATATTAAGGAATTGTGGAAATATCTCTTCTCTTGGAAGGTTAAATGATTTCTCCCAACCGAACCCTTGTTTGAGTTGGTGGTGTAACCATTCACGACTACAATTTAGTATAAAATTTCCTATATTTGGTGATAATTTAGATAAATCTATCTCTAGTTCTTCTTCCACTTGCCCTACAAGGTTATGTCCAAAACTAGGTGTGTCCGATTCTCTCCTTATGTTATCTGTATGGACTTTCATTCCTTGTGTTATATGGTCTGGCATGGTAATTTTATATATGATATTAGACCACGGCTGTATTATTTCAATTTTTACGTCATTATCTGTCATAGTATTCTCTCTATTATGGTGCCGACTGCCGGGATCGAACTGGCCACCTGATGATTACAAATCAACTGCTCTACCAAATGAGCTAAGTCGGCATATTTCTAAGTGCGTTCCAACTAACTGGAAATTGTGTTCTACATAAACTATCTATACTGTGTGCAATGTCCTGTGTTTCTTTCTGTGCATCTTCTTTACACCTCAGATTACACACTCTTGCAAATGCCATAAGTGTACCACTCCAATACCATTCGGTTATCATACTTTGTGGTAGTACCATTCTGGCTTGTTCTGGTGCGACACCTTTTTCTAGTAAATGTTTGTAAGTATTTGTACACATATTAATATAATCGTCTTGTATATGTGGGTCGATTGGAATAACCTTATCACTACTGCCTTGTTTCTTATTGTCTGGAGTACCCCTCCATTCATCTACTATATGAAACTCTGGTTCTGAATCCACGTATCTTCGTGACACCTCATTCCACACAAGTCCAACTTGATGTTTGACTAATTGACGTGCCACAAAGACGGGGGCGGTTACATGAAACTGTAATGATGCATGACCAAACGGACTCCAATGATTGTGTTTTGCTAAGTATCGTATAAGTCGTGAATCATCAACGACTTGAAACTCTTTATTTTCTTTTGCAAATGATACTCTGGCTGCGTTTACAACCGATAGGTCTGTACCCATATGGTCTATTAATTTAACTCTCATATGTTACTCATAAGATTTGCACATGAATATGCACCAGTACCTATAAATGCAAACATGATAAACAGTTGTACCCATGTGGCTAAAGACCACTCACTTAGAACAACCCAAATTGATTTAAGACTTTTCTTCATAATTTTTCCAATCTTTATTAATGTCTAATAATGTTAAATATACCCTGACATGATAATCAAAGGTTTTAGGATATATTTCTGGATTAGGTAAATCTGGAAACATTTTCATAACTCCTTTGAGGTCTTCTTTGGTTATATTGATAGGACGGTTGTGAGCCTTCTTCATCGCCATTGAATGTATATACCTTTACGGTTATAGTTCAAATATTTAAAGGGAATAAGACTCCACAGAATGTTTAGTCTTTTCAGAGGTGGTTTGTCATTCCAATTCCAACACTCGTATACTCTCCACCTTACTTTAGATGAGCCTATACATGCTGGATAGGATTCTTTAATCTCAATCTCTAACCATTCTTTACTAAAAGGTTCTAACTCTTTCATACCAAATAACATTTCACTTATTTTTCATTTTTCCTTGAATAGATAGCCCATAGCATACCAATTGCAACTAAACCTATCAAACCTTCAGACCCTAACTCACCAACAAAGTATAGAATGTTTCCTATAACTGGTGGGAAGAATGGAGCATACACTCCAAATAGTATCTCTGAAACTATACTCAATGCAATTAAGCAAAGACCTACTTCTGTAACTTTTCGTATCCAATATAATATTTTATCAATCATAATATTCTCCTATCTTACTATAGTAACAAATAACTCGACAGATGTCAAGACATTTATAAACCATATTTCATTTTCTCTGTATAACTACACAAACGGCAAATACACTCTTCACATTCACAATCAATTGTTTTGTCTGTAACACCCACTCCTATAGGTTGGTCACACATTGACTGACAATGACTTTCACACGAACAATTTGTGCAATAATACACAGGGTTTGTTGGTAAATCTGACATCTGTTTGCTCCTGAGCTAATACAGCATAGGGGGCAAATGCACACCCTACGACTGATAATAGTATTACTATAACAAAAAGTTTTTTCATAGTATTAACATAGCCTGGTCTACATGGCCTCTGTTGATGATATGTTGTTCTGCTATATCTTCTTTAGATTGACCATAGTATGCAACAGCATGATGATTTGTAATCATCCAATCATTGATAATGATATCATAGTTACCATCATTCACTTTAAACTTACCGAGAATACGGCCATACTTACCAGACTTGTCTTTCTCTGTAATAAGTGTTTGAAAACTGTCTACAGGCATAAACTTTTTTATCATATCTTTAGCAATGAGTCCGTATTTCTTTTCATCTAAATCTCTAGTCCTACTCTCTGGCGTGTCGATACCAAATAGTCTTACACGTTCTTTGTGTAACCATACACCAAAGCCCAAATCTATATCCACGTCAACTGTATCGCCGTCAATAATTTTTACAATCTTACATCTATATTCGTACATTATTTTTCCTAACTATAATATGGTGCAACTTCAGACTGTTCGTCATCCACACCTTCTACTGATTTAACTTCTGGTATATGATATGATAATAAATTCTCTATACCCATCTTTAGTGTTTGCGTTGAAGAACCACAACCACTACATGCTCCACTCATAAACATAGTTGCAACACCTTCTTTAAACGAATGTAGTGTTACTACACCACCATGCATTGCTACAGATGGTTGTATTTGTATTTCTATAAGGTTTTCTATCTCTGCTACTACTTCTTCGTCTGTTCTCATATTTCCATTTCTCCATGACCTACTTTCATATTTCTCTTAGTTGCTTCTTTCCTTGACATACAAGTATACTCACCTAAATTAAGGAGTATCTTACTTGTTTCATATCTTAAATCATCTGTAACCATTTCTTTTACACCTGGCTGGTTTAGATATGAAATGCAAGATTCTTTATCTTTAAATCCTTGTGCGTGTTGCATCCACCCCTCTGATGGGGTCAATGTTGTAATGACTAAGATTGTTATATAAAATAAATTCATCTTTAGCTCCTAATTTCTCTCTCTTAATACACCCATAACTTATTTCTGTTATATTTGTGTTATCATAATATAATAAACTTGGATTTTCCTCTACGGAATATTGTGTCTTTAGACATTCTTCCAAACTATTATATTCTATAGAAGTTGAATATTGATTATTGAATACTACGACAAATACGAATGTCCAAATCATGTTGCAAAACTTTCCCCACAACCACATTGTGCTGTTGCGTTAGGATTGACAACTTTTAGAAAGCTACCACCTAACTCTGTTACATAATCTATCGTACACCCTAATACATACATTTCTGCAATAGGGTCAACATGAAGGTTTTCTACAGTTGCATCTTCTTCTGTAGTATCCCACACATAAGTAAAACCACTACACCCACCACCTTTTACACTTAGGTAGACGTTTGGTTTACCAACACCCTTTAGGTATTCTCTAGCTGATTCTGTTAATGTTACCATTAAAACTCCTATCAGTTATTTAGTGAAGTTTAGGTTTCTCTGCCCTCATTTGACGTAACAATATTACTAGTACTGTTGACCAGTAGTTCTTACCCCAATCTTCCTCTGCATTATCTAATGCTATGTAACAATTATCTATACGTTTTTCTAATATATTACTCATTACTAAATTCCTTCATTGCACCAAGCATATCACGCATCATAGATTTCATCTTTAGAGATGAATCTTCTTTGTAATATGGTACACATATAACAGATGCATTGGGGTCTTGTTCCATAACTTGCATCTTTGCGTCCATACACTCTTCCATAGAAGGCATGGGTGTTCGCATATCACCTTGTATATACATTGATGTTATAATCATTATTGCTGTTATCATAATATTTCCTCTCATTAATCTTAATCACTATGTATAGTGTATCAGATAATTGAGGGTTTGTCAAGGGGTTATTTACGTCTTTTCTTATCTAATTCGTTTCGTATCCATTGAAGAGCCAAACCATTCTTAACTTTTTTCTTGACAAGACCTCTTATCTGTTTAGATACTGCATTAAATACATCATCACCAGCATCATTGTTATCTACAACCACAAAGTTTTGTCTAAATAATCCACTAAACTTACCAAGATTTTGTTGTACATCATTCCATGACTTAGTAACGATAGGTTCTGGAATAGTTCTAGGACGCATTGCATTACGTTCTTTTGCAACATCAAGTGATGTGTTGACATATATCATATATGTTTCATACCCTAGTTGTTGCAAATCTTTTGCTTCTGAAGAAATCTTGTCAAAATCTCTACCAGTACCATCAATGATAACACCAAGACGACCTTGAATGTATCCTGCTTTTCTAGTGTCAGTTGTCTGTTTTGCTCTATCTCGGACAACATTTCTAGGTTCTGTTTCAGATGCTGGCATCTTTAGGGACAAGTTAGCCTTCTTCAGTTGTGCTTCAAACGCATCATCTGAATTAACTACTTTTAAACCTAATCCTCCTGTGGTGCGTCTGACAACGAATGATTTACCGCTGCCAGGCCCACCAGCTATGAAGAATGCTTTAAATATATTGGGGTCATATACCCCCTCTTGTAGTTCGTTGAAGTGTTTCATGTTTGACCTTCTCTATTACTGTTAACTCGTATTTATCGGTTTGTTTCATGGGTTCAATTCTTCTGTGTTGTAATTGAAAGTTCATGTTTTTAATTCTATGTTTTCTTTTAGCGTTAGCCATATCTTTATCCCTTCGATAATTATTTTTATGAGTTATTAGTTTTTTTATAGAGAGTTCTCCTTCCTAATATAATGATTTGGTTGTTACACCTATTTTTCCAGTTGGTTGACTTCCATCTGCAAAATCTTTGTATGTTGTATCTATTGAGTCTTTTGCTACAATCATAGATATTTCATGTTTTTTTGTACCTTGTGTAAACACATGACGTAATCTTGTAATTAAGTAATTACCAGAATATACTGCATCTTTTTCACTTTGACCATGATGACTTCCTCTGGTTGGTTTACTAAAACTAATTACCTGTCCTGCAGCAATAGTTGTATTACCATTTATCTGAAGAGCTAAGTTTAAAGTAGTTTCTAGTTCCATCAGTTTAGCCTGTCTGGACAGTAAAGTGTCTTGAATTTTGTTACTCGTGTATGGGTAACTTGAAGTGTCTGTTTCGTAATGTTGTGCATCTTTGTAATCTGTAGTTGTGGAAGTTGGGTGTAAATGTATTTTTGCATCTGTGAAACTTCCTACATTATTATCTTTAGCATCTATAGGTACATTATTATATATTGGGTGTTTTCCTAATCTACCAAAGTCTTTAAAGTTTTCAAAATAATTATATGTTGTTGTGTTGTAGTTCTTGTTATATATATCAAATACAGTTATTTTAGAACCTAACAATCCAGTCTTTATATTCACCAACATATCATTAGTTCCACTTTGTGAGAAAGATAGTACCCTTTTAAAATCTTGTTCTATATCTCCAGTCTTACCTTGAGTATCAGTATGGTCACCAACATCTCC